TGCTTGTTCGCATTGCCGAACCCGTCGAACAGTCTGGACAATCCGGAGACTGCGTCACCTGCCTTGGAGATGAGCTTGCCGAAACCGGATACGGCTTCGCCTCCCATGGTGGCGAACGCGCTGGTCACGTTGACGACTGCGTTCCTCACTCGCACCAGCGCGCCGCCGACGAGCGGTATGGAGCCGAGCAGCTTGCCGCTTACGGCGAGGGCGATGCCGCCGGCTATGCCAATCATCGTGCCGATGTTCTTCAGACTGTCGACCATGCGGTCGAAACTCATGTTGGACAGGTTGACGAAGAAGTCTTCAAGAGCACCCAGCCCTTTGGTTATGGTCGGAGAGTTCAATGCGCTGGTTATGGCTGGCGCGAACTGCGTGGCAATGTTCGCCATGGCGAGACCTACCGCCTTGCTCACCGGGACGAGCTTGGTGATGTAGTCAGCTACCGCGTCCACGACCCCCGACTTGGTGAGGCCTTTCAATCCTTCACCGATGTTGGTGCTGATGTCGATACCTGCCTGAGCCGTTTTCACCTGGAAGATGTTAGCTATTTCGGTGGCCGCGCGATTCGCGGTCATAGGCATCTTCTCGAACTGCTGTTGGATGAAGTCGGCGTTTTCGAGCACGGCGTCGCGCAGGTCGTTGCCGCTGATCTTGCCTTCCTTGCCAAGCTGCTTCAGTTCGCCTACGCTGACGTGCAGGTGCTTGGCGAGCAGTTGGGCGATCTGCGGGCTGTTCTCCATGATGGAGTTCAGCTCGTCTCCGTTGACAATACCCTTGCCGAGCGCCTGTGTGACCTGCCGCATGACGGATGCGACTTCGGAAGAGTCAGCGCCCGTGGATATCATGTCCATGTCGAGCAGGCGGAGGAACTTCAGTGACGTCTTATAATCGGGTATCGTATTGGGGGCGAGCTGGACGAGACGGGATGCTTCTTCAGCGACTGACTGGACGCTGGTGCCGATTTCGTTGGCGACGCCGAGCGTGTCGTTCATGGACTTGTTGAAGTCGCCGTTGCTTCCGATGGCGTTCTTCACCATTGCGTTGGTCTTGCCCCACTGGTTGCCGAGGTCGACGATCTTGGAGCCTATATTGGCTACCTGGTTGGCGGCGACGGCGAGACCTGCGCCCAGTGCGCCGAGACGCAGGTAGGTGCCGAGTCCACCGGCTCCAATGTAGCCGGAGAACCCGGTGGCGAACGATGAGGCTGAACTGCGTCCTGCTTTGGCTGAGCTGCCGGTCAGCTCGTTGAAGATGCGACCGAACGCGCCGGTCATACCGCTGCCATTGCTCTTACTGAACGAGGTGGAGAACAGGTTGCCGAGCAGCGAACCGGACTTGTTGAACATGCTGGACGCGGTGGAGGGGATGGTGACTTTCGGCGTGAGCGTCGACCCTCTCGACGCTTTGACCAATGCGGACTGGAGGCCGTCAAGAGACGGCAGTACCTGTATCCACGCTGTGGCTATCGAAGCCTTCGCCATCATCCACTCCCGCCCCTCGACGTCCTATGCCTAGAATGTCATCGAGTTCGTTCTTGTCGTATCCACGCCGCTGATCCCGGTTCTTCTCAGGGTCGGGCAGTATCATCTGCGGGGGCTTGTTCTTCGACGCGTAGGGTGCTACGACATTGCGCTGCACCACGTCCAGCATTCGGGCTATCACGCCGTAGGTTCCTACGAGTTTGGCCCTGACCAGCAGGGGGTATCCTATTGGACTGCCGTACTGTCCTGCGAATGAGGCGAGCAGTTCGGCGGGCCATGAGAGAACATCCCCTGCCAGCATTATTCGGCTTGGGCTGATTCCCCAAGCGTCTTGAGTTTTCCCTCCGTGAATTCCCACATGCCGGTGATGTTGCCGTCGTAATGGTCTTCGAGCTTCAGATAATTGTCGTCACCGTAGAGGGATTGCATGAACCGTATGAGCATGAGTTCCGATTGCAGCACGTCGCCGGTGTCGGTGGAGTTGACGATGCGGACGAACTTCGCGTTGGTGAGTAGTTTGGCGAGCTTTTCGCCGCCATCGTCGGTGACCGCTATGTCGAATTTGCTGGCTGTCATATCGGGTTGCTCCTATGGTTATTGGAATCGGGTTTGGTAAAGAGAAACCCCGCACCGGGCGAACCCGATGACGCCTGATGCGGGGTGGTATTGAATGCGTTCAGGTCTTACGGATGCGGAACGGTATCCGGCTCCATGAACGTGCGCTGCGCAGGATAACTGTCGGTGGCGTACGCGGTGATGGTGAAACCGTAGGAGACGAGCGCGGTGGAGACGTGGCTCACGTCGTCGGTTATCATGAACGTGGCGTCGGGCATGACGTGGCGTACGCGCTTGCCGCGCACGAGTTCGTCCACGACGATGACGTGATGCTCGGGGCTGATGGCCGACTCGGAGTAGGTGACCATGCCGGTGGTGGCGTCGACGGTCACGTTGGCGGATCCGAATGCGGCCTTGAGCAGGTCGACGTTCTTCGATTCGACGGCGGTACCGGTCCACGTTTTGGCGAACGTCGGATCATACTGGAATATCTGCTCGCCGCCAGCGTCGTTCACGTTGTCGCCGGGCGACAGTGCGGCTGGTTCGGTCAGCCCATCATCACTCATGTATCCGAGTCCGGCGAACGCCGTGTTCAGCTGATCGTCGTACTTGGCTGGCAGCGCGGTACCTGCGGGCGCTATCCAGATGTACCCGGACCGCGTACCGTCCTTATACGGCTTGGATGCGCCGACGTTCTTGGTGTTTTGCAGAAGTGCCATATGTGATTACTCCTTAATCAGTGGTTTCGACTCAGGCGCCGGTTTTGGTGGAGTGGACGATGGCGCGGAACTTGTCGGAGCCGCCGAGGAAGCCCCAGCCGATGGCGACTTCGACGCGGAGCAGCACCTGGTTGACGGCCGCGAGGTCGTTAGCCTTGCCGTCCGGGTTGCCGACGTCGAACACTTCGATGCCGGTCAGCGGAATGACGCCGTACTTGAACCGGTTGCGGAACGAGCCGACCACGCCGTCGAGCTTCAGGTCGGTCAGCGCGCCGGATCCGGTTGCCGCTGCATCATTGGCTACGGTGGGGGAGACGGCGAACGGCACGTTGGCGATGTTGACCTGAGTCGCGGCCAGAGGGATGCCTCCGGCGAACGTGCCGGACGATCCGATGGTCGTGGTCTCGTCGCCGAGAGCGCCCATGTAGGTGCCGGTGATAGCACCCTGAAGATCGTAGTCGGCCTGATTCTCGCCGAGGTCGCGAACGGTCTGGCGGAGTGCGGCGGATGCGGCCGTGTCGCCTGGGGTCGGCTTGGACGGAGGAGTCCACGTGATCTTGCTGGCGTGGTTGAGCATGAAGTCGTTGATTCGGGCTACCTGCGACGCTGCCTTGTCGTAGGGGTTGAGGCCGAAGATGCCCGCATAGTCGAGCGCGCGTCCTGCTGCGGCGTTGACTGCGGTGCGGAACTGTCCGAGGATGTTCTGCTGGTAGGGGTTGGTGATCATCTGTGCCATGACGGACTGCGGCATTCCTGCCGAGAAGGTCAGTCCTTCGCCGTGGTTGTTGTAGGCGTTCGCGCCGAACATGGTGAGGAACCGCTTCGGGAACCGCTGGCTGTACTGGAACGTGATGGGTGTGATGCGCTGCGAGGTGTTGGTCGCATCGTTGGACTTCTTCGTGGTCTCGTTGGCGGTTGCTCCGGCGAAGTCTTCGGCGAAGATCTGCATTTCGCCGTCGAAGTTGATGACCTGAGTGTCCTTGCCTTGCAGGTCGAGCGGTGTGGGCGATGCGATTCTGGCGAGCGCGGAGGGGTTCGTCTGTTCGGAGATGAGATCGTTGGAAACGAAGTCGGGTGTTATGCCGATGGTTGTAAGTGCCATGAGGTGATTGTCTCCCAGTTATTGATGTGCGTGATTCAACTTCCCTGTTGTGTCACGGCTGGGTTCGCCTCATTCGGGTTTTTATACGGTCCCGCAACCTCATTGCCCCGTGCTGGCGGCCTGTACTCCATTGTATCACACTTGTCAAGTGTTTTCGTGTAAAAAACAAAAAAAGAGGGCCGCGCCGCAAAAGGTTTGAAAGCGGCCGCCCTCAGTGCGTGTTACTTGTATATCCGGCACTTGCGCACTTGCCGGGGAGGTAAGTTTAAATGCGAGGTATCGCACCTCGCGTATCCGCTATGCCGTTCAGCTCGTTGGTGGTCACGGATAACCAATGCCTGATTGCTCAGGCAGCCAACTCATAGCCTACTGAAACTGCGTGCTCGGAGATGGGTTTGAACCACCGACCTGATGCTTATAAGGCATCTGCTCTCACCTGCTGAGCTATCCGGGCCAGATGGTTCGCAGAGGCCCAGCCAACAAGGAAGGAGTCAGGCGTTCGTCTATCCGACGAGAGGTGATCTCCGCGAACCACTCATATTCTATCACATCATCGGAACCTACCACCATCGGCGTGTCGCGCTCGTCTTCGTCCTCGACCTGCTCTGCACCGTCCGATCCGACTTCGCCCTATTGCACCGGGCATGGGCCGCCACCAGATTCTCCATACGATCCGAACCCCCAGCATGAACGGGCACCACGTGGTCGGCGGTGAACGCCATCGGACTCGACGGCGGCGCATCATAGTCGATGGGCATACCACAGTAAGCACACGGCGCGTTCAGCTCGCGTGACCTGCGCCGGAGCGCAGCCCGGTTCGACCTGTACAGGCTACTGTCATGACCGCGACTCACGCGTACACCGTCCTGCGGGTCTTCTCCTGCGGCTTGTTCACATTACGATACCAGACAGCCTCCGCAAGCCCCTTCAAACCGGTCACCGTGGCCGGCCTGCCATCATCATGCGTCTGCCTGATCGCATCGAACTTCCACAGGTCACCGGAGGGGCGCTTCTGCGCGTTACGCACCTCATCCGTCAAGTCGGGCGAGTTCGGGTGTTTGAACAGGCCATCATTGAGAGCGTCCATGAACCCCTGCTGGGAGGCCAGAAACTCCTGATTGTTCAATTGCACCACGTCCATGGAGCCGGGAATGTATTCCATGAGCGGCTTGTTCAACGCGCCCGCGTCGAGAATAATCACCGTGTGTCGAGGCATGCCCTTGACTGCTTCACCTATCCACTTCCAGCTCTCGTTCGAGCTGCGCTCGGAGATGATCTCACCGGTAATATACCGCCATTTCGGATAGGACTCCGTGCCATCCACGGTTTCCGCTGTCATGGAGGCGACGCTCATGGCGAGCGTACCGCTCATGGGATCGCTGGTGATGGCTATGACGTTCGTGTTCGGGTCGTTGGCGATGTCCAGCGTGGCTGCCTGCCAGAGTTCAGCGGGGATGGCTGGCGGTATCTTATCCTTCCACCATAGGCCGAGGTCCTGTATGCGCATGTCGAGCAGTCCTGCAGCCCCGTTCTGTCGGGCGACGGCGAGGTCGTTAAGGAACGCGCTATCGTCGATGACCTTGGGGTACAAGGGGTTGGTGAGCGACCACAGGCTCTTGTCGGTCAGGTCGGCCATCTCATCATCGATGCCGTAGCGCACGGCGTACACGCCATCCTGCTCGCTCGCGGTGTCGAGCAGAATGTTGAACGTGTCACCTATCGAATTGGGTAGGAACGGAGTACCAGTGTAGACGACGAGCGCGTTGGGCTTCGTTTTGAGCGTCTTGGTGATCATGCCCTCGTAGTCGGCTTTGAGTTCCTGCGCCTCATCGAAGATGACGA